GTCAGACGGAGAGTAACCCGCGCCTCGGCGCCGCGACGGTCGAGCAACTGCTCAGCGAGGTCGCCCTGCGCAAGGTCGCCTCCGAGGTCGATGTCGCCGAGGCCTCGGCGCGCTACATCGCCGAGGCCGTCGAGAGCCACTATGAAGCGCTGCTCGAGGAGTACCACGCCCAGCCGGTGCTCTCGCAGGAGGACTGGCGAGTCGGGCTCGAGCACGAGGAAGTCGAGCGGCGGTACGGCGGGGTGGCGGCGTGAGCGCCATCCTCGGCTACTCGGTGCTCGCTGGCGTCCTCGTGACGACCATCGTTCTAGGCGCGCAGGTGCTCCGCTTCGAGTTGCGCTCCTACCGCGCTCGTCGCCGCGCCATACGCCGTCAGGGCTTCCTCGCTGACCACCGACGCCGGACGCTGCCGTGATGCACGTCTGGCATGCCGAGGCGACGAGAGGACACGCGATGAGCGCGCACCTGCGCCGCGTGCGGCACTTCCTCGCGTATCTGCGCTGGCACGTCGACCAAGGCGGCCGCGGTGTCCGTCAACCGGCCGTTCCAGCCGCCCGACGAGCTTTCGAGGACTGGCCCGTGCGACCCCCAACCGAGAGGCAACTATGAGCGACGCGCTCGAGCCCGGCATCTACTCCGACGTCGCCGAGGGCGACTACCACGCCGACCCGTCCGCTCCCAGCCTGAGCGCAAGCATCGCCAAGATCATGTGCAACCGCTCGCCGCTTCATGCCTGGGAGCGGCACCCGAGGCTGAACCCCGACTACCGGCCCGCGGAGGAGTCGAAGTTCGATCGCGGTACGGCCGCCCACGCGCTCCTGCTCGAGGGCTCGGACCGCTGCGCGGTGATCGACGCGGACAGTTGGCGGACGAACGCCGCGAAGGACGAGCGCGACGCCGCGCGCGCCGCGGGCCGCGTACCGCTGCTCGCGCATGAGCACGAGGAGGCGTGTGAGATGGTTGAGGCCGTCCGGCGCCAGCTCGACGCGCTCGAGGTCTACCCGCCGCTATTCACCGGCGGGGGGCCCGAGCAGACGCTCGTGTGGGACGAGCGCGGCGTTCGGTGCCGGGCCCGCCTCGACTGGCTCCGCGACGACCGCCAGACCATCGACGATCTCAAGACGACGGGCGGCTCGGCTGACCCGCGCGAGTGGGCACGCCGGCGGCTCTGGGACATGGGCGCCGACGTGCAGGTCGCCATGAACCTCCGCGGCGTGAAGGCGCTGACGGCCGTGGAGGCCGCCTTCCGCTTCGTGGTGGTCGAGAACCAGGCGCCCTACGGCCTGAGCGTTGTCTCGCTCGCGCCGTCGGCGCTCGAGTTGGCGAACGCGAAGGTCGACTGGGCGCTCGACACCTGGCGCGAGTGCATCGACACCGACACCTGGCCCTCTTACCCCACGGAGGTCGCCTACGCGGACGTCCCGCCGTGGGAGGAGATGCGCTGGCTCGAAGCCCACCCGTTCGTCAAGGAGGCAGCATGACCATCACCTTCCGAGCGGCCAAGCGCGAAAACGTCCCGCTCCTCCTCGGCCTCGCCGGGGGCACAGGATCGGGCAAGACCCTCTCGGCGATGAAGCTCGCGAAGGGCCTTGCGGGCGATGCGCGGTTCGCCGTCATCGACACGGAAAGCGGACGCGCGAAGCACTACGCCGACGACTTCGCGTTCGACCACGCGGACCTCACCGCGCCGTTCCGCCCGAACGCCTACGCGGACGCGATCAAGGCGGCCGACGACGCCGGCTACCCGGTGGTCGTCGTCGACTCGATGAGCCACGAGCACGCGGGTGAGGGCGGCCTACTCGATATGCACGAGGAGGAGTTCCAGCGCCTCGGCGGTCGTGAGGCCGTGAAGATGACCGCCTGGATCGCCCCCAAGATGGAGCACAAGCGCTTCGTCTCGCGCCTGCTCCAACTCCGCTCGCACCTGATCCTGTGCTTCCGAGCCGAGGAGAAGACGGAGATCGTCAAGGAGGGCGGCAAGACCGTCGTGCGGGCAAAGCAGTCGCTCACCGGGCTCGACGGGTGGCTGCCGATCACGGAGAAGAACCTCCCGTACGAGCTCACGATGTCGAGCCTGCTCACGGTCGACGCGCCAGGCGTCCCGCGGCCGATCAAGCTCCCCGAGCAGCTCCGGCCGTTCGTCCCGCTCGACAAGCCGATCGTGGAGGAGACGGGTCGGCAACTCGCACTCTGGGCGGCCGGAAGCGCCGATGTCTCGCCTGACGAGGTGCGCGCGCTCACCGACGAGCTGCTCGAGCTGGCCGACAAGCTCGGCACGCGGGAGGCGACCGTCGCGAGGATCGACGCGAACCGCGGCGATCACGACCAGGCGGCGCACGCCAGGTGGCTACGCGCGCAGGTCGCCCGGGCCCGGCAGGCGTCGGAGAAGGCCACAGCGTGAACGACCTCATCGACGACATCCGCCAGGCGCTCGACGCCGCGCCTCCGAAGCTCGTCTCGACCGACCTCGTCCGCCGCGGCAAGGCCTACCTCGTGCGCGACCCGTTTAAGGGAGGCGAGCTACTCCTCGCCCATCCAGCCGATGCGGAGAAGTTCGCGCCGCTTGTGCTCGAAGGACTGCTCCGGTGATCCTCACCTTCCACGCCATCCAGCGCTACTGCGACCGGGTCAAGCCGGATCTGACCTTCGGGGAGGCGAACGCTGAGCTGCGTCGCCTGCTGCGAACCGCGACCGTCGTGTCCAAACGGCCGAGCTGGAGCAACGACAAGCACGAGGACGCCGCCTACGCCGTGCTGAGCGACGGGATCGTGCTCGTCGTCCGCAGCGACCAGTACGCGGCGGGCGTCGCCGTGACGTGCCTGACGCGAGCCGGCGTGAGCGACGAGGCGCGGGCGAAGCGCAACAGGCGCCGTCCTCGCCGGACGGTCTTCGGCGGCAGGTCGCGCAACGACCGCCGCGCTCGCCCGGCCAAGTTCGACCTGGAGCGGGAGCTGTGAGGGAGATCGTCGCCCTCATCGCCGTCTACGGCACCCCCGAGCCCGGGGGCTCGAAGCGCTGGGTCGGTCGCGTCGTGGACGCGAACCCTCGCGCGAAGGGCTGGCAGGCGAACGTCGCCCGAGCCGCCGCCGAGCAGTACACCGGCGAGCTACTCGACGGACCGCTCGCCATCGAGATGACCTTCTACCGCGCCCGCCCGCGCGGGCACTTCGGCACCGGGCGCAACGCGCACCGCGTCAAGCCCTCGGCCCCGATCGCGCCCGTCAGCCGGCCCGACGCACTGAAGCTCGCCAGGGCCGTCGAGGACGCGCTCGAGGGTGTCGTCTACCGCAACGACTCGCAGATCGTCGAGGAGAGCCTGGCCAAGCGCTGGGGAGAGCCTGAGCGCTGCGAGATCGCCGTCTACCGCATGGGCACAGTGGCCGCCCCAGAGGCCGCAGAACCAGAGGAGGCAGTCGCATGACGACGGTCCACATCGACAGTGACAAGGACATCAGCCAACAGCTCGACGACCAGGCCGAAAAGCTTCAGGAGTTCGTTGAGCGCGCGAGCGGTCAGTTCGCCTTCGCCGAGATCGCGGGCGAGACGCCGGCTCTCAGCCTGTTCTCCGCAACCGGCGAGCTGTCCTCGTACGAGCACGAGCTGAAGATGTTCCAGCGCGTCCGCGTGACGTTGCTCGACGAGGAGACTGGCGAGGAGATCGCGTCCGAGTCGGGCTACGTCTCTGCGGCCGGCGCCGCCGAGAAGAAGGACGCCGACGGAGACTCGATCACCGCGCGCGTCCACAAGATCAAGCTCGGCTGATCGTGAGTATGACCTACTGGAACGGTGAGTTTGCTCCCTGCCGCCGAGTGCGAGTCCTCGTCGGTGACTCGGGGCGCTTCCCCTTCTACTGGGCGCGCGATCTCGTCGGAACGGAGCGTAACGCCGTCGAGGTCTACTACGGCGGCCAGCACTTCTATCTCGATGATGACGACGGCTCCGGCTGGGCGAAGGTGACGACCGGGAAGGGCTTGCCGGTGATCGACTCGCGCAGCCTTGAGATCGAGC